TTCTCGTTACAGTCGAAGAAGTTTCAGAAAAATAGATTGTTCAGTCGCTTGTAGATGCACAACATTGTACACTATCAAACCCTGCAAGATTCACCGGACCGTCAACGCTTCCAGGAGTTCCACTTCCCGCAAAAACTTGTATAGATTGACCAACAGGTATTATATAAAATTGTCTTATACCTAAAAGATTTTGATATAAATATATATTTCCGGCCAAGTCTGTCGTAGTACGCTGAGGTGATACTCTACCGGCGCCCGCAACTAAAGAAAGGGTCGATCCAGTTATCTTGTATATCAAGGTTGAATTGGGATAATTTCCGCCGTTCGATTGTAAACAGTAGAGATTTCCAGATAGGTCCGAAAACAAATCGGTAACATTTAGAGTTGGTAAAATTGTAGTAACATTGCTCCATGGACCTTGATTTGCATATGTTACAGTGACGCAAAGATTCAAAGGGGTGTCAATTCGGATCGGAATTTGTGGTCGGTACGGGGCTGTGTAATAATAATTAGATTGTACATTTGAAAATATAATTGTGTTTGCATTTGAAAAATACGATGTAACTAGATAGGTTCCTACATTTAAGAATGAGACATCGCTCGAGAATGAAAGAAATGTGGATGCACCGTTTGATGTAAATGTAGAAAAATCAAGAGGATACGTAATGGCTCCTTTTGTTTCCAAAACTCCATTGAATGGGATGATGTATCCACCGTTGCTATATTGGCTGGTTCCTCCGTTTGGAAGTCCTTGATATTTGATTGTAAAATAGGTATAATCGTTAATCGTATAATCTGTAGCAGTATTTACACGTATTTTATAGGTTGTCGAATTTACAAATGAAAAAAAGAATTCACCTGTACAATACGTTCCACTAGGAAATGTTTCTGTAAAGAGCACAGTACTACTATGGAGAGAATCAACAATGTCAATCGACTGGATAGGAACATCGGCCGTAACAACTCCCGAAAGAATATATGTTCCGGACTGTGGAAGAATGATTGAATCTCCAGTTGTTTTTGCACCGTATCCTTGAATAATGAAATCAGATCCAAGACGTATAAAATCACCTTTCGTGTATAGAGCCCCTGTGCCCGAGTTTTGATTGTTGTTCAAAAAGTACGCATCAATCTGTTCTATGTAAATGTACGAATTCGAATCAATTGGACCGGTTGAATAGATGTAGTATGTAATGAGCGTGTCGTAAGGAGTCTCGGGTAAATATGTAACTGGTTGTTGAAAATACACAATGTCGGGCGAGTTTGTAATCAATGGATCCAAAGGCTCTCCGTCATTCGAATCCCCATCCGTTCCGAGAGAAAATAAGAAGTTTGCTCGAATATTGTAAATTCCTATGGCATTAAAATAAAATCTTCCTCTCGGTGTTATGGTCCATGCAGTTGGCGCATCTTCATTCGTCCACGTGGTGAGATCAATGTATGACGGTCTTGGTGTATTTTTTGGAATTTTACATTGTAAAAAAAGATTTGAAAGCGTATTTACGTACAGACCGGGAGATCGAATCCATCCCGCTTGTTCGAGTGTAAAGTCTGGAACGTTATTATAAATTAAAAAACCTCTATTAGGACCCGAATCAACTATACCTATCGAATTTTTAATGTCAAACCCGAAAAATGTTGCATACACTTGAGGAATTTGAATTGTCGAACCGACCGGAAATGTAAATTTATTTGTTTTCGAATCATATCCCATTGGTGTGATGTATTGAGCCCAAAATGAAAAGCTCGTAATATTTGATGAATATGGCTGGAGACCAAATGGGAATGTAGTTTTATAAGGTGTTCCGTTGATGTACAACAAAAATGGACTATAACCAGGTGGATAAAACCAGTCTGCACCGTATGTTGCGAGCGGGGGAAGGTTCAGACGGAGCGTTGTCGCCCGAACAAGATCTCCCTTGACAGGTATCTGAACAACATTATTTTGACCCATTGCAATTGCAGATCCTTTGAATGGGATTTCGTACGCCTCGAGGACGAATGGGGTGTGACGCTTGTAGACGCTCGCAAAATATGTAAGTGAAGGAGTCCCGGTCAGGTACACATCTTGTTGGCCAAGTGCAGCCAACTGGATGAACCCAGATGACATTCTGTAATGGGCGCAGAATTTTATCGACTGCGCCCCGCGCACTGAGTCTTTTTATGCTATGAATGTAGGAATGACGCTGAACCTCAGAAAGTTTGATCCGAGCACAATGGGGGACGACAAGGTGTGCATTTTCATAGGAAAAAGAGGGACCGGAAAGTCGACGCTCGTCACAGACATTCTTTGGTACAAGCGCCACCTTCCAGCAGGAATTGCAATGTCAGGAACCGAGGATGGAAACGGTCACTACAAACAATTCATTCCCGACATTTTCGTATATTCAGATTATAATGCAGGAGCGCTCGAAAAAATTATAGAACGTCAAAAAAAGCTTACCCAGCAAGGCAAGGCGAGCCCGGTCTTTGTGCTCATGGACGACTGCATGTACGACAGGTCATTCATGCGGGACGTTGCTGTTCGCCAACTCTTTATGAACGGGAGACACTGGAAAGTTTTCTTTATGATGACGACCCAATACGTCATGGACATGACCCCCATGATTCGTACAAATGTAGATTACGTCTTTGCGCTCAGGGACAATGTCCGACAGAATCGCGAGAATTTGTACAAGGCGTTTTTCGGCGTCTTTCCAAACTATGATACGTTTTCACAGGTTATGGATTCGTGTACCGAAAATTACGAATGTCTCGTTCTGGACAATACATCAAAGTCGAACAAAATCACAGACTGTGTATTTTGGTACAAGGCGCCGATACGAAGAAACTTTCGGGTAGGCTCTCCGTCATTTTGGAACTACCACCAGCGTTTTTATAATCCTAAACACTTTAGTCAAAAATCAGGAGACCCAGCAATCAAGAGAAAGAGCGGGTCGATAGTTGTAAAAAAACGCGCGTAGCATTTTGTTTTGAAAAATAGAATGAAGAGTCATGGAGACGTATGATCCTAATAACGAATCGACCCCGATAACAATTGTCGAAGAAGTCCAAGAAGTAAAGGAGGATGAAAAAAAAGGTGTTCCGACTGGGCTTTTGCGGCCAGAAAAAAAGGTTGATGAAGATCAAATGGCAGATTTCTCGAGTCCGATTGAAGAAGTCATGCCTGGTCCAGGCCAAATGATGCAAAACGAAGTCATGGGTCCTCCACCGCCAATCATTCCCGGTCCTTCACCCAGGACTCCGAAAAAGAAGTCGACGAGCACAAACCCATTTAGCATGACTGACGATCAATACACTGCAGTCATCGCCGGCGTCTCTGCAGTCATTGCATTTTCTGATCCTATTCAGGGAAAACTCAGTTCTATGGTTCCAAAATTTTTGGGAGAATCTGGGAAGCATACAACGACTGGTCTCATTGTGACTGCATTGGTCGCAGCAATTATATTTTACTTTGCAAAGAAATTCATCAAGGATCGCGTATGACGTCTCCGCAATAGTTTTTAGTTCCTTCATTGACATAAATTCCATTCTGGACCGCAAGATCTTTAATTTTTTTAAAATTATTCCAAAAATCATTCGAATGATCGTATTCTGAAACGGACATGTGAGCGAGTTCGTGAAGGAGTACATAGGTTGCAGAATTTACATCGTTTCCCTCAAGACAGATGTAAATTTCATACCCCTTGTTGACGTTTGATCCAATGACACCGTCTCTCTTGCCATACATTCCCGTGATGATTGCGGGTTTCAGGACTGGTTTCCAGAGAGGATCACCTGTCGCCCTGAGAATGTCGAGAATGGACCAGTACTTAATCTTGAGATCCTTGAGCATTTGTGGTTCACGATGCGTGAAAATTGTGGCGGCCCATGCCGTTCCTAGGATGAACAGCCACATCTCTATCATTACAAAAGACAAATTTTGTGTACATGTCCGAAATGAATCCATTTGGTGTGAGCATCATCGGTTCCCACGAAACAAGTCTGAATTTTAGTTTTGAAATTAGAATTTCAGAATCCATGTACGGTTCGTCTTTCCAGTGTCCTTTGTAAAATGGCCCGTCAACCAATTGGACACTTGCGTGACTCTGTACATTTTTAATTTTATTTCCCAAAGAATCCTGAAAAATTCCATCGGGATGACACATTGTCTGGATCCGAATCTTTTCGGGGGCGATTCCAATCAAAAGACCGCCCGGCCGAACCGCTCTCGAAATTGCGTCGATGGATTCATTCAGCGTCTTTTCATCTGAAAAAATGTAATGAATTGAGAAATTGTAGCACACGACATCCCATTGTCCCTTGACGTCTCGAATGTCCCCGACGCCCAAAAAATTGATTGATCCATCTGAACGCCGTTTTGCTTCGAGAAGGGATTCTTCGTCGGGATCAATTGCGTCGACTCGTGCATTGACAGCTTTCCATTTATGGAAATCTCCACCGCGCCCACACCCACAATCGAGAACATGTGATCCTGACCGGACCCATTGTTTGATGAATTCTCTTTTACAATTGTTGTGTAATTTTCTGAGCTGATCCATTTGACTTAAAAGAAACGCGCTTCATGTTTTTATATGGCTACTCTCGATGCAGATCTTACATGTATTCCCGGACAGTACTTTGCATGCATTTCTTTGGTCGGCCCAGAGTGTCCCCAGAAAAATGACAAGTTTGGTCTCAAAATTCGTGGAGCATTTTCGACTCGCGAGGAGGCGGCTACCCACGCAAAGCGTCTTCAGCGAGAGGATGCAACCTTCGACATTTATGTGGTTGATATGTACAAGTGGCTTTTGATTCCTCCCGATCGCGACCTGATTGACGACGTTCATTACCAGGATGCAAAGCTCGAGGAGATTATGAGCAAGTATCGTGAGAATCAGAATGCAGCCGCGTCAATGTTCGAGAAGCGCAAGCGTGACATGCTCGCCAAGCCAGCTTCGGGCGAGTTTCCGTACATTGACCCGTCCGACGAGAACAGCAAGTACTATACCAAGCCAGATGTTCCACCAATTCCTCACCCGGCAGATCTTCTCGACGATCTGAAAAAGGAGTTTCCAGATGCGTCAATGGAGGAGCTCGTGGCCAAGGCGGATGTTCGTGTCGCGGCAGAAGTTCTCCGTCGTCGCGAGGCGGCATCAGTGACCGAGGCGGCTCCTTCAGATGAAGCCGCTGCAGAGGATGTTCCATCGGTTCAGTAAATAATAAAAGATACTAAAAGTAATGATCGTTGCATTTGTAATTGTAATGATTGGTATTCTCATAATTGCCGCCATTTTGTATATGGTGTCGTTAACAAATGTACCTCAAGCTGATGTAAGACCAAATTACAGCCAGCTTGATGTATTCAGGGACATGGAGCCAAATTCTCAAATTCGTGAAAACCCGTGGGTAGGATTTATCCAAGAAGATGTGAGAAAGACACCCGGTGGTCCTCTTGGAGATTTTAAAGGAAACGATGCGTCAGCCGTAGTGACTTACCCTTTTTGAATAATTATCGGACGCATATTTGCAATTATAATCCCAAGAATTATGCTCCCTAGAATGAGAGTAATTGGGTTTATATTTTTAAGAAATCCTTGATGTTCTATTGGTGGAGGAGGTGCGTGCCACGTTTCCTCCACGAGGTCTTCTTGCTGGGGGGGTGGTTCGTTTTTTTGGAGGAACGGAAGATTCTCCATCTGTAATTTCATCATAGGTTTCGTTTTTATCTGAAACTACGAATCCTTCCAAATTTCCATCTTCGTCTACATCAGAATCAGAAACATCTTCTTCGTCCGAATCCGTCTCGAGGGTCGATGAAACGTCCGAGACGTCGCTGTCGTAATCTTCTGGATCGTAGTCGTCTTCGACGCGCTCAATTGGGGTGTATCTTTCGGGAGGCTTTGAAATTCGTCCGGAACGAGTCTTACTGACCGTGGGACCTGACTGTACTTGGAGTGAAGTATCCATCTTCTGGATAATCATCAAACGTTTCGTTTAAGTACTTTGGAAAGAATCTAAATCCTTTTGAAAGAGCCATTTGGTTGATTTTAAGTTCTCCATCGACCCCTAGCTGGTTTGCGATTGTAAGGAGGCGTTCTTGAATAGTTCCATCGTCAATCGCCGAAAGTCCTAGGTCTCGTATATTTTCAATCGCCTGATACAGAAATGAAGCGGATGTGTCCAAGTCTGTCATTTTTTCAAAGCCTCTAAGGTTTGTCAAAAAACGTTTCCAGCTTTCCGGGTCCAATCCCGAATACGGATGGACCATCGTCTCGTACTTCTGAAACATTCTCGCTGGTCCAAACGGGAAAAACATCCAAATTGCTAGAATCATCAAGAATAGAATCATCCACATGTTTCAACTGCTCTCCTATAGATGGCGGAAGAATATGTTCTTGACCACTAAACTTGGAACAGGTTTCATCAAAACACCTTTGTGAAATTCGTCCTGAGCGAATCGAGAACCACACGTGATTTGACTTGTGTTCCCGTTGAATGTTTTCGCAAAATGTAGAATCCGTCTGAATGTACCACCCGTCGTGTTCGTGTTTATGAATCTTCTTGACGCGCGTTTTGTGCTGCCCCATCATATATTTCTGAATAAATTCTTCAATGCCCACAATTGTGACTGGCTCGGAACGTACGCTAGGTTCGGCCCCGTTG